AGTAACTAATTCATGCTTTAAACCCAATGGAATAAATGTTGCATTGTTTTCTTCAGCCCAGTCTTTTGCTATTTTATTTAAATTAGGCATTGCTGCAATTCTTCTAAACTTAGGGATAGCACCTCTTTCAATACAAATAGCTTGATGGTCTGATATAACTTTACCAGATGGCATAAATAAAACTAATTTTTTATTATACTTTGCCGCTAAATAAGCCAATGAAATACCTGCAAATCCNAATCTAGGCTGTACATATACTAATGTATCTGATTGTGCTTTTTGAACTAAAATATCTCCAAATCTACACTTAGAACCAAATCCCATCATGTCATCTCTAACGACATTAAAACCATCATGGTTCATAATAACAGGATCTTCTAATGGATCTTTCCAATCTCCTGCTAAATCCAACCACGCCTGTCTATTAGGCATCATTAGATTTAAATCTTGATTCATTGTACTGCTTGTGTGACTATCGTGTGCCATATAATTCTTTTACTTTATTTTTATATTCATATGCTGTTAATCCAGAGTCTGCTATTATCTTATCATCACTAGGATGGTTTGTAAGGCCATTAAATGTTTCTATTAAACCAAGATCAAGCATTGCTTTTTGGCGCCCGTATGGATGATCTTTTATAGAAGACGAGTTCCATAGAGTATCCATATTAATATGTGCATAATCAGGACCTGGTTTTAAATAATTTTCAATCCATCTAATAAAATCACATGCAACATCTTCTGCATTATACGGTAAAGATCCAGTATCTTCATAAATCTTAGTCATAACTGCATCTAAAAATGGTTCAGATTTTTTACCCTTTCCAGAAATTGGATCTGCCAAATATCCAATACATTCTACTGCATTTGTACCATAATAAAACATTGATTCCACATTAACGTATTCTGGAAACCAGTCTGCAATATCTGCAATAACAGCAGCATATTGAAATTTATAAGCTCTTAATCCATTTGATTTATTCCAATCAAACATCCATTGCCCTAATTCTCTAAAATCTCTTTTTTGTCCGGATTCTAACCAAGCTGCCATATCTCTTGCTAATCTTGGTGCAAATTCACATAAAAAATAATCTCCACCTCTTTTATATTGAAATTTAGGTGCAGTAAATCCATCCATTCCAATAAACAAATCAGATTCTTGATCGGCTACTGGTGGTTTAGGGAATGCAGGAAACTGATATCCAACTGAAGTATAAAATGGTGTATTTCTAGATTTGACATGTTCACACATTTGTTCAATAGTATCTGCTTGCCATAAATCAAACATTAATGTATTGTGATATCCAGATGGTTTGGTTGCATAATTAATAGCAGAACCTGTAACTCTATGTAATACAAAGATATACAACCATTCTGCCAAACCGTAAACCTCACGCCTACCAGTCCAATTTTTAGCAACTTGATCTCTTTGCCATGTTATTTTACCGGATTTCATATGTTCCCAATATGGATGATCTTCATTCCATCCATAAAATGCATCATTAACTATTTGGCTAAATCCTGCAAATTTACGCTCAACTACATCGTATAACTCTATTTGTTCTAACAAAGGGTCATTCATATTACTTTCAGCATGTGGAATAATACCTAAATTAGATTTAGCTTGCTGATCCGATGCTAATTTAAAATAATATAAAAACTCATCATAGTATTTTGTAGTTTGTATTTCCATTTTAAAAAAGTGCGTTTGTTTGTTTATTATCTATAGTAAGATTACTATTAGGTTCATTTTTTTCAAGATCCCATCTATAGAATTCACGGGCTAAATGAACTGATTTTGGTTTTTCCATAACATCAAACGATAATTCACCTAAGCCATTAGTATAAACGCTTGGGTGTTTATAAACATCCCAATTGTTTCTTGAACACATTTCCTCAATTAGCATATTAAATTTATTAACTAATTCAGTTCTTTCAGCCCAAGACCCTATAAATGGAGTTCCTTTATAATATCCTGTTTTTGGTAGCTTACGTGATTCATTTTCTATAGGCAATGCTTGAATAACTTCAATCTTATTTACACCACGATTCTGTAACTTTAATAGTTCAGATTCATAATTATCAATTAATGTATTAATAGTAGAATCAGGATCGCTCTGTCGCATTATATGGTGTCGTATATCTATATTACCTAAGTAAACCGTAAGTTCTTTAATCCATGGATATACATATTCATCAAATCCCCTCTTTGTAGCACCGAATAATGTTAAACCATCATTTCTATTCGCCATAGAGCCAGGAGTATACATACTAAAAGAATGACTATCACCAAAACATAATTTATTAGTTTTAGTAATATGATCAATTCTTTTAATATTACTACAAATTTCTCTAGCCTCGTCAATTCTAGATTCTAGTGTTTTAAATAAATCCGAACCTGTTTTTAACCTCTTAGTAATCAATTCACCAATATCTGGCATATCATGATGCATGCTATACATTTTTACTCCAGAATATAATCTATTTAATTGTTGATAAAGATCGTCATTAGCACCTCCAAATATATTAAAAGTACCTTTAAATTCCATACCATGATCTAAGATAATACAATCATAATTATTCCAATCTTCAGATGTTGTTGTAATAACATTAACGTTATTATAGCCAGAATTTGTTAATTGGTTAGCAAGCATAAAAGGCCAAGCACTTTTATGTGAACTTAGCCTATCTGAGAACTTACCTACTAAAATAGCTATTGCGATTTTAATATCTTTATTCTTTTCTAAATCTGTAAAATATGTGAAATTATTATTCATCATATCCAGCATTTGCATCGTTAACATCCATAGGAGATTCAGAATCTTTATACCCGTATTTCTTAATATAATTATCAAGTCCTCCAATATATGCCGCTGCATCTAATAGATTATCTTGTTTATAATTATATGAATGTCTACTTAACTTAAGTGCTACAAGAGCAGCGTACATATCAGCTCCCGTTAGTTGCTTTCCGGTCATTCCAGAGCATATTAGTGCTGCTCTTCGCATCCCTTCTTCAAAGGGACCATATTGCCTTTCTTTTTCTTCTGATCTATTATTAATAATTTGATCTGCGTGTTTTAGAATGTTATCAATGTCCATATGTGTATATTTTATATTTATATAGAGATAACATAAATTGTTTCCGTATTCTATTTAATAAATACGGAAACTTGTTCTTTTAGAAATTCTTTGAAAGATAGATTTATCCATTCAGGAAAGATTGATTTTACTTTAGTTGAATTTAATGCGTATCTTCTATCATGTCCCAGTCTATCCTCAACATATTTAAAGTCTGGTGTTTTACCTAACATCTCTGAAATCATATTTATAATTTCTATATTTTGATATCTTTCACCAGATCCGATATTAAATACATCGTTAATTTGATCTGAAATCATTAGTTCATATATAATTTGAACGTTATCCTCTACGTCAATCCACTCTCTTACTTGTTTACCATCACCATATACTGGAATAGTCAAATCATTAGCGATAGATTTCATAATCTTTGGAATAAACTTTTCTTTATTCTGATGATCTCCATAGTTATTACAAGTTCTAGTAATAATATAAGGTAATCCAAAAGTTCTATTCGCTGAAAGTACTAATAAATCTGAAGAAGCCTTAGAAGCTGAATAATAAGATGAACCAACTAAGGGGTAAGTTTCATTAGATTCTGCTAAAATACCAATATCATTCATGTCACCATAAACCTCATCTGTTGAAATATGAATAAATTTCTTAAGGTTAGGATTTTGCCTGGCACATTCTAATAGATTAAAAGTTCCTTCAACATTAGTTTTAATAAAAGGCTTTCCATCTTTAATAGAATTATCTACGTGTGATTCTGCTGCAAAATGAACTATATAATCATAATCTCCTAAATCTTCTGCAGTAACGTCACAAATATCTTTTACCATTTGTTTATGATTTACCTTTACATTCATTGGATCAGCTGCATATGTCATACTGTCTAAAACTACAATTTCTGCTGAAGGTAACTTTCTACCTAATAAATTTACAAACGAAGATCCTATAAATCCATATCCACCTGTTACTATAATTCTCATAATGTTTTCGCGATTAAGTTTTTAAATTTTGTTGTTGACCATCCATGGCCTCTGTTTAAATATTGTATTTCTATGTCCAAATTATCTCCCGTAAATGGCTTTCCAATATAATCATCTCCTAGAAACCTCACATCAAATTCTCCCATTTGTAATAAATCTAATAGTTGAGCTTCATAAGTATAAATATGAACACCAC